GTAGCTCTTGCTGTCTGAACTTATACGATTTAGATTTAGGGTCATTATAGGCTTCCCATGGGTCAAATTCATCTTTCTCTAATTCAATACGCTGCGGGCCAACGGGTCTTCCAGCATTTCCACCTTGAACCATCGCTGCAACTGTATTTGCAATATCTGGTCTTCCTTGGAGCAGTTTCCCAATCGCTTCATATTTTTTTAGATTTTGATTTTCATTAGCGAGTTTATCCTTTTCAGACTGGAAATACTTGACCTGTTCTTCCAAATTCTGACTAGAACTCTCGTTATGCATTTGTCCTTCATCTTGCCCTACATTATCAACGGGTTGACCTTCCTGAGGAAGATTTCCGCCTTCATATGCGTCTGTCATTTTACTTCTTCTCCTTTTGCGATTTCTCTTGTCGTAATTGAGCTTGACTACCTAAACGTAATTTCTCTGACTCGAGCTTGACCGCATCTTTTAACTTACCAATAGCAAGCTTATCTTCAGCCTTTCTTGAAGAAGACTCTTTGCTAAGCTCTGCCTTGAATTTTTCTACCTCAGTACGCTTACGTGCTTGTATAGATTCTCTATGTGCTGTTTGTAAGTCGCCTGAAACTTTCTTAATTTGTTCTTGCGCTTGTCCTAACGCTTGCTGCAATTGTTGTATTTGGTCCGTTCTTGACAATACACCCTCCTTATCAAATATATCTGTTTTCTTAAGTGCTTCAACTTTATCAATAAGACCTGACTGATATGCTTGCATATAAACTTCCCACTCGCCCCATTTATTAGATGGCATAGTAGAGTTTCCAATTACACGTATATCAAATTGTCCAACAGATACCTCGTTTTCAATTTGCATTAATTCTTTTGACTTATCGTCATATAATCTTTTATTAATTGTATATTCATTTATATCATTATTAGGCTGCGAAATTCTAAATGTTTTTTGAAAATTATAATGGGATTTAGCTAAATTATAAACCACTCTCCCAATTCTTTTTAAAGAACCCTCAACATCTCTTAGCTTAGACTTAGAACGTCTTTGACCAAAGTCTTCCATCATCATTGTTGCAGAAGAAGTTCTTGGCGCAGCCTCAGCATTCCCTTGCATCATTTCAAATATCCCCATATTTAAATCAATATATTTTTCAATCATTGCAGGTAACTGCATAATTGAAGATGATAATGCTTGTGGTGCTGGAAAATGCGGTTCCCCAAAGGATGCATCATATTCGAGGGTGGCATTCGGATTTGCCCAATCTCTTTCGAGTTCTTCAATATCTTGAACACTTCCTTGAGGTATAAGAAGTTTGAGTCCAGAGCTTGCCTGTGCGTGAGAGGTAATCAATGACACAACCTTATTAAGGAACCTTTGAAAATCTTTATTTTTTCTAACATCACTCATTGGATATGGAGTATTAGTCCATATATTTGGTACAGGAACAATAGGGTATATATCTGTATCTAAAACAGAATCATATAAAACTACTTGTCCAAGAGTTCCTGTTTGCCTAATTCTTGTTTGCTGAACTTCAACAAAATCAATTAACCCTTTGTCAATTGCATTTAAAAATTGTTTATCTTGTTGCATTGCTTGAAATTGTTCTTGAGGAATAATTTTTTCTTGATTATTTCTTCTATCTAGCAATCTATAGTAAGGAACTTTAACTTTAGAGTAATATTCAATTAATCTATATTTTTCACTTGAGCCTTGATAATCATAGTCCTTAACAACATCAGGAGTAAAAGAATCCATTGTTCTTTTGTTTGAGTTGTCTGGCCAATCTTCTTCAGAAACAGTTTCAATTTGGTCGATTAACAGTTTTTCGCTATCCTCTTCAATTGGTTGGCCAAATTGAGGATATGCATCAAGAACTTGCATTTTACTCATTATATTTGAAACCATTATTCCAGAAGCATCTCCAAAATATCTTTCTCTTGAATTTGGGTCAACATAAACCTTAAAAGGATTGAGGTGCTTAAATTTAACTTCACCTCTCCCATAATCAGCTTCTTTATCTATATAAGCATAAAAATAGCCAAGACCTGTAACGGCATAATCGTGAACTGCTTGTTTGAACTGTTCGTCTCCATCTGATAAGTCCCAAATATATTCAAGTATTACTTTCCATACATTTGCCATCTTTGTATCAGAATCTTCTCTTGCTATTGCTGAGAACTTAGGAGGTTTAGATGTTATAATTGCTTTAAACTGCTCAATTGCAGAATAAATCCTATCCATTGGAACAGCAGACTGATTACGAGATGCTAATTCATCTGCTTCTTCGCCAGAAAAATGATTACCTAAATAGAAATCAATATCTTCTCTAGCAGCAACATCCCAGTCCTCACGAGCGTTATGCCAACGGTCAAAGGTCTCTCTTATTTCTTTTGCTCTAAAATCTTCCTTAATCACAGTAGATAATATACTAATAAATGGTTATAATTAACAAATTGGCTCATATTCTTCTTCCTGTCATCCAATCATACATTTTTCTAGGCTTATACCAATTTCCCTTTGCGTCCTTTTCTTTTTTAGCTGAACCAGCCTTTGCATTCCCCTTTGCCCATTGCGTTGCAAGATAAAAAGCATCAATAACATCATCGTGTGAACCTTTAGGAAAATCAATCAATTCATCAATAAATTCATGATGTTGTTTTTTAAGGTGAACTGCTCCTGCTTTAAACATTGGCTGCAACCCTTCAAACAATCTATCTTTCTTTTTAGAGTTGTAATTTTTAATTCCTTTTTCAATCCCAGGTAAAAACAAGCCTTCCTTCTTACTTCTTTTCATTATATAGTCTCTAAGCATTTCCTGATATGCAATTGTCTCAATATTTATTCGTCTGATTGGCGAGTATTGTTTAGCGATTTTAAATATCTCATCGGCACATTCCATTGGTAAGACTCTTTTACGCCAGTAGTCAATAACATAATAATCAAATTCGGCAGTAACGCCAAGAACCATAATGACAGAATAATCACTCCTAGCACTAATTGTCGAAGCGGGGTCAACACCGATATATATATTAATATATTTTTTATCCCCATCAGCAAATTGTATATACCACGAATCAGCTTCTTCATCAAACCTTGCATTCCCTTGATAAATGCCATCATTTATATCCTCCTCACTAAATATTTGGTCTTCAGGAGATTTAGCTTGATTCATATACTCTTGATAGAATTTTGCTGGAGTTCCTGAATCAATATAAAATTGTTTACGTTCTTCTAATTTTTTCATGGGCCATCTTGAAGGCCATATAGGCTTTCCATCTTCTAATGCTTTTCTTGTAAATACGTCCCAAGCATATTCTTCTCCAGTCTTTTCAGCTTCTTGACTTCCTTTAACTAAGCCATTAAGAAAACTATCATAATGCACAATTGTGCCATTACACCATAAAAAACCATCTTTATCAAAATCAATCGCAGGATATACTGCTGCAGTAACCCATTCTTTAATTTGTCTTCTAGAATCAGGAGTTTTGGTATTTAGCTCTGATTCAAAGTCATCAAGTATAATTCCTGTATAACGAGTAGATAATTGTTTTTTACCACGAAGTCTTTGAGATGTTCCCTTTCCAATCATTCTGCATCCATTTTTAAGAGTAAATTCATCTTTGGTCCACTTATCTCCTTGAAGGTCACCAAAATAATAATGAATAGCAGGATTAGAATATATATGATTAGCAATCCAATTTAAGTTATCACGTGCCTGGTCTTGAGCTTCACCAATCCATGCAATAAACTCAGGCCTTTCTTTGGTTGCAAATAAAAACCTATACAATACAGCTGTAGCTGCCAAAGTGGATTTTGCGTGGTCACGAGGTAAAACAAGTGCTAATTGCTGTTTCGATTTGTCAATTAGTAGCTTACCTACATCAATATGAAAGTCTGGGGTTGCGCTTGCCAAAAAGTCTTGAGGTGAAAATAGTTTTCCAAATGTAATTAAATTTGAGTGTGCGAGCTGGAGTGTTTCTTCGTTCTTTGAAACATTGCCATTAAGGTTTAAATTTGCCATTATCTAT